CTCTTAAAGCAGAGCTGCACAATTTAATTATCAAGAGATCTTATGTTGAAGATAGTGAAATAGCAGCATCAGGATCTTTCGGACCTGGCCTCGCCGCCACTAACACAAGAAAATTTGCTTTTTATCTACCTCCGTTTTTTGTGCAAGAGTCTGCCATAAGAAGAAAGCATAAAACAACTCAAGGCGGTGTATTACAAACTCCGTTTCATACGATTAGCGGTACTACAGATGATCCGTTTAATGTTGCCATGGCTTTCGGCGTGAATGGTCATTATATCAATCTTGATAATTTTACTAGAGACTTTACAAATGTGCAGTATCCCAGACTGATAAATCTCAGCGGGTCAGCCCAATCTTCTGCTTCTCCTCCAAGCGTAGTTGCTAACAACGTGCTATATCAAATGCCAAATGTTGCCAAGAGAAATTTAACTATATTACCTTGTGACGACGGTAATTTTGATTCTAATTATGAGATTCTAAAGTCAGAAAGATATAAAGATAAGTACAGGACCGCTCCCGGAAGGCCAATTGATCTGAGCGCAATTTTGCTAGAAGATCTTGTCATGACTTCGTCTACAATCTTAAACAATTCTGATCCTGCGACATCTACTTATTCAGGTTTCGTCACTCAACTTTACGGACCTACCCCAGATGATTCAAGCGCAGAGATAGGACCTAAGTTACAAAATTTTTATAATAAACTTGACGCTGAAGTAGAAAAATCCACCTCAGACAGCGATGTCAACAGGGGTGTCTTTAAAAACCTGCCCTTGCCAATATTTGATAGCTTGAGAGATGCATCTTCAAATCAGGTGACTTTTTTCAACATTAGCAATCTCTTCTATGGCAGAAAAATACAGCCAGGAAGTTTCACATTGACAGATTCTGCAATCTCTGGTTCTTTTGGTTCTGTAAAGATAGTTTTAAAAGACGACGGTCTTGGAGGTCTCTACAGGGCAGACTCTGTCACTAAGCATTCTATTCAGAATTACGTTGGCAGCATATTCTATGATGAGGGAATAGTTCTGATAAAAAATCCTCATTTGTTTTTCTTTGGTAAGCAGCAGTATGAGATTTCTTTCAAGGGCATCAATAACATTTACTCGACCAAGTACGAAATTTTAGCAGGATCAGGACAGCTTAATTCTTCTTCCAATCCTACGCATGGTCTTGAAAAATCTTCTATGAAAGCTTCAGGTGACCCAATAGATAACAATAATTTTGTTTATATATCTGGTATAAATCTTCATGATGAAAACATGAACGTGATTGCAAAGGTTAAATTAGCTCAACCCATAATCAAACGTTACAGTGACAAAGTTTTATTTAAATTTTCGCTAGACTTCTAATGAAGAGAAAGAAAAAGAAGAGAGGTCGATATCATCGAGGACTGCACATCTCGCCCCTCGCCGGAGAGTGTAAGTTCAGATCTTCGTGGGAACAGAAGTACATGTTGTACCTTGATGCTCACCCGGATGTGTCTTGCTGGTCTTACGAGAAGACTGTCATAGAATACGTGTCCAACCAGAGAACAAAGAAGATTCGGAAGTATTATCCGGACTTCTATGTTGAGTTTAAAGACGGTACCCGGCGCGTGATAGAGATAAAGCAGAAGAGAAAGCTCGTTCAGGCTAGTGTCAAGAAGAAGGCACAGGCCGCGCAGATATGGTGTGCCAGCAACGGTGCCACCTATGAAATACTTACAGAAATAGAATTAAAGAATATGGGTCTGATTTAATTGAATTTACATACATTAATCTTGTGAAAAGATAGGCTGTTGTGGGAGACCTTATACTTGGACTCGACGTTTCTACCTCTGTCACGGGGGTGTGCCTGTTGAATCCTGACATAATGCCTGATCCTAAAGGCTCCCACATTTTATACTTAGATCGAATAGAATTTAAGAAGTGCAAGACACTGTGGGAGAAGTCTGACCTCGTTGCTCTAGAATTCGATTCGATACGCAAGAGATTTGATGCAAAGTTTAGAGTCTTCCTCGAGGAGCCGCTTATGGGTTTTCGAACGGGAATGTCCTCAGCTGCTACCATCACGACTCTCATGAGGTTCAACGGCATCGTGTCGTACATCTCTAGAGAGATATTCAAGGTGGATCCTGAGTACATCGCGTCGTCTTCTGCCCGAAAATTATGTGGAATAAAGATGCAGAAAACCTCAGTCGCAGGAATGAATGGAAAAGAACAAGTCTTTAAGTACATGACGGAGAACGATCTGACTCACGTATCGTGGCCAACTAAAAAGAGCGGAGAACCAGTCGATTGGAGTCGCGATGCGACTGATGCATACGTCATTGCTCGGGCTGCCTCATTAATGTGAAATGAACAATCGCGCTTTCTTGAGTTAGTGTTACGCTGTGGTACTATCACTGACTGACAAGGTCAAGTTTTACGAGTCAATCTTTGGTAGAGGTCGGCTCTCTGGCAATGGTAAGAATTTTGATGTGAGGTGTCCCATATGCGCGCCGTCAGATCCGCACAAGAAAAAATTAGCTATTAGGACGTCTGATGATGCAAATCACTGCTGGATTTGCGGATGGAGATCAAGAAGTCTTCTTCCTCTTCTCAAGAAGTATGGCACTCAGGATCAGCTCAGCACTTACAAAAAGCTTCTAGGCCTGAATGAGAGCAGCGATCTAATCACAGCCGAAGTTGAAGAAGATAAAAAGATCGAACTACCGAGAGATTTTTGCCTCTTAGCTCTTGGAAATTCTAGCGATCCTGATGTTAGAGCACTTTGGAGGTACGTGCTTGGTAGGGGTTTGGAAGAAAGAGATGCATGGTACTTTAAATTTGGTTTCTCAAATGATCCACGATGGAAGCGAAGAGTACTCATGCCCTCCTTTGACAGCAAGGGTAAGTTAAATTATTTTGTTGCTCGAGCAGTAGATCCAACAAGAAAGCCCAAGTACGACAATCCTGACGTCGACAAGAACCCCATCGTTTTTAATGAAATCAATATCGATTGGACCAAGAGGCTGGTGCTTTGCGAAGGTCCGTTTGATCTCGTGAAGTGCACTGAAAATTCAACTGCAATGTTAGGGTCAGATCTTGATGAACGACATGAGCTCTTCAATAAGATACTCTTGCACAACACGCCAGTTGCTCTGGCAATGGATGGTGACATGTGGAATTCTAAGATGCCCAAGTTAGTCAAGAAGCTTCAAGAATATGATGTCGATGTCGTAGTTGTAGATGTTAGACAATGGGGCGATCCTGGCAACATGTCAAAATCACAATTTGAAGAAGCTCTCTCGTCGGCTCGGGCCCTCAGTTGGAATGACATGTTCACTAATAAGCTTAATAAAGCTCTCACGTCAAGTTTACGTTTCTAGTAAATTTGAACATTATTGTAAATTAAATTAAAGATTAATAGAATGGTCAAAATAGCACACACAGCAGACGTACATTGGCGTGGCCTTAGTCGACATGACGAGTACAGACAAGTTTTTACAGCTTTTGCCGAAGATTGCAAGAAGAACAAAGTCGATCATATCTTTATCGGCGGCGACATCTTCCACACAAAGACGACAGGTATTTCGCCCGAGTACATTGAGCAGCTGACATGGTGGTTAGAGACTTTAGTCAAAATTGCCCCCGTTCACTTGACACTTGGTAATCATGACGGTAATTTAACTAATCTGTCTAGACAGGATGCTGTATCTCCCATTGTTCAAGCCATAAACAATCCTAATATTACACTCTACAAAAAGAGTGGCGTGTATGAATTTCAGGAAGGATTTACGTGGTGCGTTTATTCTTTGTTTGACGAAGAAGGATGGCCCGAAGTAAAACCAGAATCAGGCAAGATAAACATCGCATGCTATCATGGACCGGTACAAGGCTCAGTGACAGAGTCAGGTTGGGAAATTGATGAGACTCAAATTAAGGTAGACTTCTTTCAGAAGTACCCTTTCGTATTTCTTGGCGACATTCACCAGACACAGCATCTTGGCTATAGAGAAGATTCCAAGGGAAAGAAGAAACCTTGGATATCTTACCCAGGCACACCCATTCAACAAAATTATGCTGAAGAACTGGAACATGGTTATCTTCTTTGGAATATTAAGTCTCAGGACGATTGGGACGTTACTTTTAAAAAGCTTCCTAATCCACGACCTTTCGTAACTGTTAGTTGGAATGGTTCTCAAAAAGATTTTTTGAAAGAAGCTTCACAATATCCCAAGCAGTCACGCTTCAGAATTAAATCATCTAATGCTCTCAGTCAAGATGATGTTAGCTTTTTCAATCAGACTCTCAAGAGTCTGTATGGCGCTACAGAAGTAACTTTCAAATCCGAGTACAAAGCAGAGAGCGAGACGATCAAGGCTGGCAGCACAGTTATCGCTAAATCGGACTTAACATCTTCTGATGTGATCTTATCACTCATTCAAACATATTGTAAAGAGAACGGAGTGTCTGATGTTAACTGGGATAGCTTGACAACTCAAACGAAGAAATATCTTTCCACTGCTTCATCCTCAGACGATCAAACGAGAGGATCAAAGTGGTCTCTAAGACATCTCAAGTGGGATAATACTTTCGCTTACGGAGAAGATAACGAGATAGATTTTTCTAAGCTCAATGGCATAGTAGGAATATTCGGCTCTAATAGAATTGGCAAGTCCTCCATTGTTGGAACTTTGATGTACAACCTTTTCAATACAACCGACAGAGGATCAATAAAGAATCTTCACGTTTGTAATATCAGAAAACCTCATTGCTATGCACGTTCAATTTTTGATCACAATGGCAATGTTTACGTAGCAGAGCGTCAAACTACAAAATCAACCAATAAGCGCGGTGTGGTAAGTGCTACAACTTCTCTAAACTTTTTCAAGATGCAAGAAGACGGAGAGCTAGAAGATCTATGCGGAGATCTCAGAACAGACACAGAGAAAGCTATTCGATCTCTAATTGGTACACACGAAGATTTTTCTATTACTTCTCTTTCAGCGCAGGGAGATATCAATGCATTTATTTCACAAGGATCTACTAAGAGGAGAGCATTCTTATCTAGATTCTTAGGACTCGATGTCTTCGATAAGATGGCAGATTTAGCCAACAAAGATCTCAACGGCTTGAAGGCGCAGCTAAAGAACTATCCAGACAAGAACTGGGATGAATTAAAGAAGCAGCATGCAGAACTTGTGTCTACGATAAAGGAGCAAGTTGAAGAAATAGAGTTGCTAAATGCCCAGCGACAATCTGACATATCTAACTTAAAGACTGAACTTGGATCACACAAAGATTTTAAGATTGTAACGACATTTGATGTACAGGCTCAAGAAAAGAGAGTTGCATCTTTAACTAAGTCTTGCGACGATTGCACATCAAAGATAGAAGCTCTAACAAATGACATCAAAATTCTTAAAGATAAATTGATCATAGTGCAGCAGATTGAAGAATCAGATGATGTTTCGGATCTAAAGAAGCAGCTTTCAGACATCTGTGATCTTGAGCGCAAGCTGACTGATTTAAAGCACAGCCACGACAAAGAGACCACACAGTTAAAGTCTTACCAAAAGTCTCTTAAGATTTTAGATGAAGTTCCTTGCGGTGATGAATATTCTTCTTGCAAATTCATCAAGGATGCCCATCAGAATAAGGAAAAACTTGAATCTCAGAACAAGAAGACAAAAGATGTTTTTAAACAACTTGAAGATCTCAATAAAAAGCTGGCACTTCTTAACAAAGACAGCATTGCAACAAGGCTAGACAAATTAGAAAAAGCTGTCACACTGTCTGCAAAGATAAAACTAGAAATCTCCAAGAAAGAAACTGAAATAGCTCAATCGCGATCTTCTTGTGATGACATGTCCGAGAGTCTTAAAGAAGCTCAGACTAAGCTTCGTGATCTGCAAGAAGCTTTAAAAAATCACGAAAATACAGAAGTTGTTTCTATCAGATCAAAAATAGAAGAATTATCTAGACTTATCAAAGGGTCAGACGATACTAGAATTAGTCTTGCCACCCAAAAGGGAAAACTTCTATCTGATGTTGAGAAGCTTGATAGCGAAAAATCTGCAAGAGATACAATTTTGAGAGACATGAAGGCATACGAGATTATCTCGGGTGCTTTTTCTAAGAAAGGAATTCCCCTAATCATCACGCGATCTCAAATTCCTGCCATCAACGCAGAGATCTCTAAGATTCTTCATGGTATTGTAGATTTTCAAGTTGAACTAGAGAACGATGATGACTCAGATGCTTCTGAAATTTATATCAACTATGGTGATTCTAGGCGTATCATTGAGCTCTGTAGCGGCATGGAGAAGACTATCACATCCATCGCGTTAAGAGTGGCTCTTGTCAACGTGTCTTCTATGCCAAAATGTGACATGTTTATTATTGACGAAGGATTTGGAACTCTAGACGACGCAGGAGTTGAAGCCTGCAATAGACTGTTGACTAGCCTAAAGAAATTCTTTAGATTGATTCTTGTTATCACGCACGTAGACGGCATAAAGGATGTTGCCGATCACATTCTAGAAATAACTAAAAATGAAAAAGACTCAAGGGTATCATTCTCATGAACGATTGGAAGCCGTATTCAAATAACAGACAGATTTTAGAACACCCGGAAGGTTTCTACATCATCAAAGAAAATGATCTGGGTGATGATAACTCTTCTATTTTCTGCTTGTTGTGTGAAAAGATAATGATTTCTTTTTATGATGAAGAGGCATTTAATAAGTTTGAATGTTGCGACACATGCGCAAGTAAATTCATATATCCTAGAATGAATGAATGGAAAGAAGGATGGCGTCCCACCAAAGAGTATGTTATGTCTAAATTAAATACTTGACATACCTATTTAATCCAGATTAGTGAGATCAACAATGGCCAACACAATAGACTACAACGCTTTAGGTCAAATTTTAGACAATACTTGGGGTAAATCGTCTACACCAAAAACTGCATCCTATTCTGTCAAATTTTCCTATGCAGGCAGCATGCTATCAGCTACCTTTAACTGCATAATGAATTTTGCATCTACTAGCGACGCCATTATGGTAAAAAAGATTACAGCTAATGATGCTGATGAACTGATTGAGAGATACACAAAATCATTAAAAGAGAAATACAAAGAGCTCACTGGGCAAACGCTAACTCTTAAAGAAATTGATTCTGCTGATTCTGTAGAAATGATCGGCGGGGGTTATCATCACACGTCAAAGAGAACGGCATATTATAGAAAAACGTTTAGATTTGACATGTCATGAGCAAACCAGTAAGTCCCAGTAGACAGCAGCAAGTAGCTGAGATTTTAAAGTGCGGTAAAGATCCTGTGTACTTCATGAAGGAGTACACAAAGATACAGCATCCCGTTAAGGGTCTTATTCCATTTGAGACCTATGACTTTCAAGATGACTGTATTAAACAATTTCAAGATCATCGGTTTAACATAGTCTTAAAATCCCGACAGCTTGGTTTATCTACTGTCACTGCTGCATATTCTCTTTGGATGGCTCTTTTCAAGAAAGATAAGAACATCTTAGTAATTGCAACTAAGCTTCCTACAGCAATGAACTTCATCAAGAAGGTGAAGACTATGCTGGATTCTTTACCTCCCTGGCTCTTGCTGACTAAGTATGAGCCAACAAAACAGGCTATTAGATTTACCAATGGATCGACTATAACAGCCGTTCCTACTTCGCCTGATGCTGGACGTTCTGAAGCTCTTGCTCTTCTTATCGTAGATGAGGCTGCTTTCATTAGAGACTTTGATGACATCTGGACTGGGCTTTATCCTACACTTTCAACAGGTGGTAGTGCAGTTATTCTTTCAACTCCCAATGGTGTCGGTGGTCAGTACTATAAACTGTGGACCGAAGCGGAGTCAGGTGTCAATGCATTTAATCCCATTAGACTGCCATGGGATGTGCACCCTGATCACGATCAAGAGTGGTTCGATAAAGAGACCAAGAATTTACCGCGTCGAAAGGTTTCACAAGAGTTCTTGTGCGACTTCATAACGTCCGGTGATACTTTCTTGCAGCCTACTGAGCTTGATCGAATGAGAGACATGATTAGGCAGCCGATACTCAAAGAAGGTCCGCAGAATGGTGTGTGGATATGGAGACAGCCTGAGTTGAACAAAAAGTATGTTATAGCTGCAGATGTTGCCCGCG